CTTCTAACATCATATTGACTGTTTACTGTCTCTGGTAAAGGAGATATTCCTGGAAGAAGTGTAAAATTATCAATTCTTATAGTTTTATTGGTTGGAACATTACCAATTTTACCTGTTGCAACAACATTTTGCTCCCCACGACGCACAATATCAACATTATCACCTACTTTTAAGCTGGATTTATCTATTTCAGAGTATAAAGTGTATATTGAACCAGACCATTCCTTAATTTGATATCTTGAAGCAGTGTTATAAATCCATGAATTAGCAAGAATTTGCTTTTTAGTTGCATTTATTTCTGGATTTAATATACTCTCACCAAGGTTTTTAACAACAATTTCCTCACCTTCATTTGTTAATTTAATATCAGAAACAGGAACAAATTTTGATATAACTCCCGTTATACGTACCTCAGTCTTTTTAGTCAGATCTCCGTTCTCATATCCAAAATATACTTCATCAGCCCTCAAATCTGAAGTTGTAGTAATTGCAGATCCTACATTAGTACATCCTAAGAATTGGTTAATTGTCTTATCTGTGTAAGAAATTGCAGTATTAAGACCAGATATAACAGTTCCTGTTGTTCCAAATCCTACTGTAGAGTCTACAGTAATGACAGATGACCCTATAGAAACTGGTCCAATAACTTTTGTCTTACCTGGAATGTTAAATGTACCTTGAATTAGATCTTGATCGTTATATCCAACAAATAGACCTATCTTATAATAAGATTTTGCACCTCTAGTAACAATTTCAACTTCTGATACTGATGCTTGTGTACCAGAATCAGTGGATTTTCTAAGTGTTTGACCAACTAGATTATTAGGGTTGCCTGAAATTTGCTCTGCAAGTACGAGTTCTCGTCTAATAAACTGAGCAGATGATGGTTTAATTAAAAATTGCTCCAAATCAACGATTTTTGGATCAATTCCGTATAAAACATTAAATAAAATCCTAAAAGATTCCTCAGTTCCTTTAGATTGGTATAAGGATCTAGCTTCTTTTATGAAATTTCCAGCATCAAGACCAGTAACAAATGGAGTATCTTCTAACCCTGGAGTTAATTGTGCCTTGATTTTCTTATAAAATTCTTTTAAGAATAATGCACTTAAATTATGAACAACTGAATTCTGAGCATGTGCAGCAGAATCAGAGTTTGTGAACACCAATTCTCCTGGATTATTTGGTGCATGATATGTGGTAATTCCACTAAATCCACGTTGACAACCAGTAAAGGTATTGGTTGTTATACCAGTATATGTAAAAATTTCACTGTCTACCTTAAATAGACCATATTCACTAGGAAATCCTTTTGTACTTTCAACATTTATTGTAGTATCTGCAGTACCAATACCTACGGAAAGAGTAGTTCCAGAATTAACTATTTTATCGGTAAAATTATCTAATTTTAGATATTCATTTAAATTATCAGTAAGATCAACAGTACCACCTTGAAATTCCTGAGAAATATAATACTGTTTTAAAAACTCAACCGCTTTCGGACTTTCAGATAATACAAACTCAGGAAGCTGATTGTCAATAATCTGCTGTATTTTTACTTTCTTATCAAACCCAGTTGTGATCATCCTCTTATTAAATCTCCGTTTGTATAACTTGAAGTAACTTTATAACCAACACCCGATATTTGTTCACCAGAAGTGATGGTGTCTTTAACCATATTTATCGTACTATTAGAAATGTCAAAAACAAGGTATAAATCCTTAAGTCCAAGAACATCATTAGACTCTGGAACTGCTTGAATTTCTATAATATTATTAATTCTGCTCGTTTCTGTTATATTAATAGTTGTTAAAATAACTTCTCCTTTAAAATAATCTACAGTTCCAGCTGATTTAACAACTACTACTTTATCACCAGTTTGTAAATCTTCTCTAACAATAGCAATATCACCCATATTACTACCATCTAAATTCCCATCTAGATCTTTTTTAGGTATATCTGTTAGATAAAGAAGATTGGAGTTTCCAGCAACTTTAAAACCAGTACTCTTAATATTTAATCCTTTTGGATTAATATGGAATTTATTACCGAAACAGAGTTCATATTGGGCAAATGTATTTAAAACTGCCTTTAAATTTCTTCTAATTGTAACTCTAGTAATGTTAGAAGTAATTCCTTTATCAATACCATCAATAATATTCAATACTTTACTATATTTAAATCTACCACCAAACTTATTAATATCATTTGAATCAGCATATGTAGTCAATCCATCCATAACTCTAGTCTTAAGATCACTTGCTTTCTCAACTGCAGCAGTATTGTAGTAAACAAAACTATCAACCTCAACATAAAGTACCTTAAGATCTAATATCTTCTGATTAATACCAGCAAGTGAATATGACTTCAATTTAGTAAGGATTTGTTCCTTATCAAAATCAGATACTGTATCACCATTTTTTGGCTTAATTGTAAGTAGAACTGTACCAAATTGTGGTGGATCTAACTCCTCACCACCCACAACAGAGACTGATTCAGTATTTGGATAGATTGTTTGTATTATTGATTCATAATCTCTTGCTGTAACTGCTCTATATTGTGCAGAATACAGTCTAGGAGCGAAGTATTTAACAGAATCGATTGGTTCAATATCACCACCATTAATGGCACCTTGTACGGTTGTTATGGCAGGAGTAGAGTTTATTGTAAGTAAATTACCTAAAGAATCACTTATACTACCTGTATAAGAGAAATTAGCAGGTCCATTACCCGATTTTCCATTTGTGAGGATATAATCTACAGTAATTTCATTACCATCTTCTAATTTTTTACCAAAAATACCATCACCAAAGAGTAATTCATACTTCTCATCTTGTATCTCTTGTAACAAATATGTCTCAGATGTGTTAGTAATACCTATAATATTGTCAATTTTCTTATATTCTGGTCCAATTCCAACATCTCCTACACCTTTCACGTAAACTACGATAGTAGCAGTGTCAATAAATGGATTATCTAGTACAAATCTCTGGTCTAATGACCCATCTACTGTGAATTGATTCCTTACATATGTACCTTCATAGACTGTAATTGGATCAGTACCAGTACCAAAGGTGGCAATTCCAGTTACACTATCAACATTTGATGTAATACTTTCAGGTATAGAGAATGTATATGTAGTATCTTCTTGAGCACCAACACACACCAAACCTGCCTGTAAGGTCGCTGTAGGAGTAGCAGTGCTTACACCAACCTCAAACGCTATATTTGCAGTAGAAGCAGTCCTAGAACGTGGTACATACCCTATATTTCTTGCTAATGATACTACATTTTCACGTAATACTGCTGAATCCAAGAAGGATTCATTGATAGTCATATTAGAGTTGAATGCAGTAATGTAAGTATTGTATGCCAGAGTATCAATTATGACCGACATGTTCGATCCTTCATAGTCAAAATCAGTAAAATCTGAGTTTGCACGAAGATAATCTTTTATCGATTCTTTAATCTGATCAAAATCGAGGTTTGTGTACTTGGTAAAAGGCATATTATCTTGTTGCTTCTAGCATAAACGTAAATTCTTGGGTTGGAAAATCTTGTCCTACAATATTAAAAAAGACATCAACTTCAAATTCATTCGTATCTGGCCTTGGTAATACCTCAATACTTACATCATCTATTCTTGGTTCAAAGTTTTGTAGTGTAATCTCTATTTCACGCTGTATTGACGATGCAGTACCAAAATCACATAGGTCAAATAACTTAGAACGAACCTCAGAACCTAAGAGAGAATTAAAGAATCTTTCGGTTGGTATTGTTTGTACCAAATTCCTTACAGCCTTCTTAATTGCATTCTCATTTTTAAGGACTAACAGGTCATTAGTCACTGGATGTCTGTCAAAAGATAGACTAATATCTTTAAATGCTCTTGATATCCGAGTAACTGCCATTGAATTAGAGTTTTTCCTGATTTATTTATGTCGGAAATATGAATTAATACTCTATTTATTAAAAAAACGCCTCTTTCGAGACGCTTTCGGGGGTTTTCTTCTATTTTCCCTGCCCTCTAGACTTCTTTCGAGCCGAGTTACGGGAGGTTGCGGCATATTTCGTGTGTTTTCCTTGCCCTTGTCGAGTCTTTTTCGGGGTCGATTCCAACTCAACGGTTCCCCATGTACCTGTTTTTGCTTTTGCCATGTTACTTTTTCTTAGTGACCTTTGCGATTGTGTCTGATGGTAATAGTGCCGTGACTACTATACCTAATAAAACTGAGAGTAATATCTTAGTAGACAGTAATTGTAGCACAAAAATTACTAATGTGCTTATACCAAAGAGTCCCCACTTTTCTTTGACATATTTAATAACCTTTTCAACGGTTAGTGATGACTTAGTAGTCATTGTTCTTCTCCTTGTTAATTTTATAAGAGATGTCGTTTGGATGTGGAGTACCTGTCTGATAAAATTCTATCGACAGATCCTCCATAAGATCGAAGTACTCCATTCTAGTCAGAGAATTGAACTTCTCTTTACCATTAATATAAACAGTGTACGTTTCGCCTGACATCTAAATCACCCTTGTCTTCTCGTGACCAACTCTAATACGTGGATCACACCAAATATCAAAGCCTGCTTCCTTAGCATCTAGGCAGAAACTCACATCTTCTCCACACATATCCTGTACTTCACCTGATTCAAAGACTTGCATCTTAGGAGCAAACCAAGGATAAGGCATACCTTCATCTTCAAATACACCTTTCTTGATTAATAACCAACCAAAACCAGTGTAGTCTACAGTGAAAGGCTTCTTACGCTTAGTAATACTTTCAGTAGTTTCATGATTCATAACACCACCAGACTTTCTGAAGTCTTCTTCCTCTAACCAGTGTGCAACAGAAGTAGTTCTTCCATCCTCTGTAACATACCAACCACCAGCAATATCTTTCTCCATAAGAACTAATTGCCAGAACTTCTCAGGACTGAATACTATATCACTATCAATCCATAACTGATAATCATAATTAAGTTTTCCATCCCAAGGTAATTGATTAGGTCCACGTAGAACGTTCGCACCAAGACACTTACATCTTGCGAAGTTCACCATAGAACTATAATCCTGTGAAATTTGTATTGAAGCACCACTTTGTACCAAATCAAAACAAAGTTGAACAAAAGATTTCAAGAAGGTATATGATACACCTCTTCCAGGTAGACAGAACACCACTGTCTTACCCTTGATCATTTCTTTTGCCTTGGCATAATCCCACTC